TCCATTTAAAAGAGAAAACTGGCAACATGATATTGAGATTTCAGACTCATCTACTATATATGCTAAAATGGTAGATAACGCAAACTTTTATCGCCAGCCAGATGGCGGGGTATACAAAGATAAAGTTTGGACAAGAAGAGAATATAAATAGGAGCAATAGTGAGTACTTGGACAGATAAAGAAACTTTGGGTTTTGGAATAACCTGTTATCGTGGTGTAATCAAGCCAGAATTAGATATTATTAATAGATTAGAAAGCACACTAGGCAAACCAGCACCATGGGGAGAGTTGTCAGAAGACGGAAAAAGATATCACTGGCTTCCAGCGTATGTTGGGTATCAGCAACTAATGCCAGACTATCGTGACTGCTATGATTTTAAGTTTAAGAAAACAGATATTGAGTCAGATCCAAGCGCAGAGTCATTGTTCTTGCAAAAAATATGGCAAGATGTTTATGATGTACAAGCACCAGCAGTTGAAGATTATAGAAAAGACTATAATATTATGCCGCTTAAATATTGGGAAGCATTTAACTTTATAAAGTATGGTCCAGGTCAACACTTTAAAGAACACCACGATCATGGATTTTCTTATAACTGCACAGTATCTTTGGTAGCGTATATAAATGATGATTACGATGGAGGAGAATTATATTTTAGACTTCAAAGTTTAAACATTAAGCCAAAGGCTGGAGATCTTTATATATTTCCATCAAACTTTATGTACCCACATCAAGCAATGCCAGTTCACTCTGGAACTAAATATTCAATTGTAACGATGTTAGACTATAGTAGAAAATATCATACGCCAGATATGTATGATCCAAAGTGGGCAGATGAATAATGTTTAACATAACAGTAGAAAAAATGGCTGGTTGCCAATTTGATATTACTCCAATGTCTATTAAAAGAGATTGGATGGATGCAACATCTGAAAATCATGCATATAGATGTTTTCCAGTAACACAAGCAAACGTCATCGGCTGGTATCTGTCATGCAAAGAAGATATAGTTTTTACTTGGGATGGAATTAATGACCAAACAGATCAGCATGTAAAAATTAAAAGTCCAGATAATTCTTACTCTGGCAGAGGCCAATCTTCAATTAGTTTAAATACATCTTTGGTTTTTAGAACAGATCCAGATGTTAGTATTTTAACAATTAATCCTGTAAATTATTTTAATGATAATTTTGAAACAATGTCAAATCTTATTAGTACATCTTTTTATGACAACCCTCTTCCTCTTGCATTAAAAGCAAAAAAGGCAAACCAAGAAACAATAATTAAAGCAGGCACTCCAGTTGCAACTATTATTCCAATTTCTTTAACCGCATTAAACAATACAGCAATTAACATAGTTGCCTATAAAGATCCAGATAGACTAAGAGAAAAAGCAAACATAAGTTACGGAGAAGCAGCACAGGCCCTCAACTCTTCAGGACAATGGACCGACTGGTATAGAGAAGCAGTAGATGAAAATGAAAAGTCTGTTGGACAGCATGAAGTTAAAGCCTTAAAACTTTTAGTTGTAGATAATTCAGGAATATAATGAGCAACGAATTTAAGCCAAGCCATCAAGATATGATAGAAGAGTACTTACAAAACTCTAAGTTAGGAAAAGTCTCTCATTACATCATTACTGTATCAAGAGATGGAGAGTCTCCAGTCAGATCAATAATATCTTTTGATAATATTGTAGATGCAGTTGCTGGATACGAAATGTATAAGGATGCTGGTTTTGCAAAAAACTATCTAACAGTATCTCTTTACGAGCCTTCTGGAAAAATTAATACAAAGGTGCTTAAAAGAAATCAGGCAGGCGATCCATCTTTTGTAAGACAAAACTATATAGATGTAACTAACGCTTTGTTGCAAATTAAAGATAAATTGCCAGAAGAAGATTTTGAAATTCTATGTATTAGAATAGGGACATCATTTGGTAGAGATAACTGGAGATTTAACATTGAAAGATTTTTTGATAATTTAGGCATAAAGGCATGGCCCAGAAAACATTATTGAACTAGAAAATTTTATGACTCAAGAAGAGGTTGATTTTTTAGATAAAGCAGCAAGAGGAATCACAATTTGGGATATAACAGAAAGTCATAAAAATGAAAATGGAACTGTTATATATGATGCAGAATACTGGAAAGATAGAGTGGCAAGTGCACCATCTCTTAATCAAAATGATCCAAATATTGTTCCAGTTATAATTGGTCTATTCAATAAGTTACAGCCAGTGATAGAAAAATTTTTTAATGTAAAGGTTCAACCTACAGGTCAAACAATTGTAAAGTGGAATCCAGGACAATTCCAAATGCCACATGCAGATAAAGAGTTGCATCAGGGCGAAGATGCTGGAACACCAAATGACTTTCCTAATTATGATATAGCAAGTTTGTTTTATATTAATGACGATTATGAAGGTGGAGAATTGTATTTCCCAAATCAAGGAATACAGTTTAAACCTAAAAGAGGGTCGGCATACTTTTTCCCAGGAGATATGAATTATGTGCATGGAGTAACAAAAATTAAAAGTGGAATAAGATACACCTGTCCATTTTTTTGGGAAATATTAGAACATACAGGAGAGATAAAGCCAGATTCTACAAAAGAATATTATAGAATTTTTCCTAATGACGAAGTAATAAAAGCATGGGATCCAGAAAATGGCATAAGGAGACAAGGATGAACTTAGATAATAAAAAAAGATTAACCAAAGACATAGTTCTTTATGAAAACTTTATTGATGCAGAAACCTCTGCAAAACTTATAAAAGTTTTAGATAAACACGCAGAACTAGGAACAATAAACTGGATGCCTATATCTTTTTATGAATCATATTCGTCTGTTCTTCCACAGGACAATGATGAGCATGTTCTTGCAGAGGGGCATTATTGATGCAGTCGCAAGTGTTCATGATCTCGATCCAAAAATAATTTCTCAAATAGGGTACCATACTCAAAAATGGGAGCCAGGCGCATATGCAAGAATTCATTCTGATAATACAGACGAGCATGGAAAGTCTGGTGCATTTACTAGAAGTAGGTATGCTGCATTTTTATACCTAAACGATAATTTTGAAGGCGGTCTGTTGCAGTTTCCTAGTCAAGCCATAAGCATTAAGCCACAAGTCGGAATGCTTGCAGCATTTGATGGCGGGTTTAATAATATGCACGAGGTAACATTAATAGAAAGCGGCACTAGGTATACTATCGGTTCTTTCTGGGATGACCGTGAAGAGGATGCATATCCACAAGAATTGAGGGATGCTTGGGCAGCAGAGATGAAAGAAACAAGGGCTAAACAAGAAATTGAAAGAGCCGAATGGCAAGAGTTATTAAAAAAGGGATATAAAATAGATCAACAAGGTAAACAATACAAGGTGGAAAACTAACATGTTATTTTTAGAACAAGAGTTTAATGACGCTGGATTTAAAACAGATATAGTCCAGGAAGAAATACTTGTTGTTCATGATTTTATATCTAAGGATGAACTACAAACTATGTTAGATATCATTAAAGATACGCCAGAAGAAGTTTGGTTTGAGGCATACAGGGCAAGCCTTGCTAGGTTTTGTTTAGAAAAATTTGGTAGAGATGATGTAGAAAATTTGGTTAAAGAGGGAAAATATGAAATTACAAAAGATTGGGATGACAAAAATCTTGATATAGGAAAATATCCAATTTCTAATAAATTACAAGCAAGAATGCATAGACTTATTGAAATAAATAATAAAGATTTAGAATTAACTGGTTTTGCAACATTGCAAAGAATGCAAGAAGGGGTACAACTAAAGTCTCATACCGATCAACATACAGATCCTTCAATTAAATACGCTGCTATTCTATATCTCAATGATGACTATGCAGATGGCACTTTATTTTTTAAAAATAAAAATTTAGATGTTCGTCCAAAGCCAGGAGAGTTGCTTGTTTTTCCAGGAAATGAAGAATACGAGCATGGGGTAAGACATGTAGGGCCAGGGCCAATAAGATATGTTTTAGTTGGATTTATAAAGATTAAAGGCTTTTATGAAAATAACAAATACTAGGAGATAAAAATGGATAAAGAAATACTTGAAGAAAAGGTTTATTATTACACAAATGTAATTGAAAACCCTGCTAAACTTGTTGAGGCAATTGAAAAAGACAACCAAGATCCATGGGGAGAGTGGATGGCATGCAGTGGCCAGCATTACGTCTATGGAACAGACAAGAATATCGCTTCATCAAACGGTACAGACGAAAAAAATGATTATATTTATAAAACATTACAAAAGGCATTTGATGATGTAGCAAGAGATTATGCATTAGCGCAGGGAATAAAAGAAGAGCCAAAACTTTTTCCAGTATATCCAATTAAGAAATATATGGCTGGAACATTTATGGGTGCACATTTTGACCAACAAGAAGGTGATGAAAGACTTAAAGTTTCTTTTGTCATGTACTTAAATGATGATTATGAAGGTGGAGAGATTTCATTTACAATCAGAGATCCAAAAGGTCCTATTCAAGGTCCAACTCCAGCAGAAGATTTTGCAACTGCAGATCCTTCAACATATCATTTTGCAATTAAACCAAAGGCGGGAAGTATAGTTGTATTTCCACCTTCACCACCATATCATCATACAGCACACTTAGTTAAGAGTGGCTCAAAGTATATGGTTCCACAACATTGGATTCACTAAACCATAAACCTCAATAATAACATTAGAGTTTGATAAAAATAAAAACTCTGGTATACTTGAGTAATTACAGTTTTCAATTAGGAGAAATACATGTCTGATTTTTTTAGTTTTCGCTTGTCTGAAGAGTTTATAAATGAGTATAAAACAAAGGAACCACCATTTGGTTTCACAGACGCAGGTGGCAATTCA